TTTATAGTTACCTTCTATGTATTGGTCAAGTGTCACTCATTAAAGTATTCATCAATAATTTTGATTGCTTCTTCGCTACCTTTACAAATATAAGAACAATACCCTCTGTTTCGTAATTGTTCTTGCCACCGCTTTTGTTCTGGCGAAGCAACACCCCCCTTTTCTTTCTTCATTTCAATAGCAAGACCATAGAACGCACCGCGTGGTTCGTATATGAATAGATCGGGAAACCCTTTAACGTAACCAGTACGCTTCATTTTGATTGCTTGTAAGTAACTTGTCCGCATTCCACCTGCTGAAGCACAATAAAGAGCGTCGGGATATGCTAAACGAAGGTATTTTATTACTATTTCTTGTTGGTTCGATTCAGATTCGGGTGCTGCTTTACGCTTTGAAGCACTTTTTTTATAAGTTTTTTTGTATGTGGTAACGTTCATTTTCAATTAGTTAGAAATTATTTTCAATTTATTTTCATTTTTTTGTTGTGTATTCAAAAGTTTAGCATATATTTGTACTCAACAAAACAAAGATACACAAAATGAAAACAACAAACGACATCGCAACATTTTACTTTATTGAATTAGTAAATGGTACATTTTCAAAATCTATTGAAAGCGGAATTGTAGTAGACAAATTCAAAGGCGGTATTCAAGTACAGTCAAACAAATTTCCAAATGGAAAATGTATTTGCAATGAAAACATAATTTCTTTCTCTTAACCAAATAATCAAATGAAAAAAACACTACTCTTTATTGCGCTTCTTTTCGGAGCAATGTTAATCGCAGGAACGATTGACGAATCGACAAGACAATTAGAACAAACCCCAAACACAACAAACAAATGAAAGTAGAACTAATTCAAAAGACGACGTTGACAGATATGTATTACGTCATCAAAGTAAACGGAGAGTTTCAAATGTCTTACAACGACTACAACGAAGCAGTTTTCGCTTATGACCGAATCAAACAAGCAACACCACGCGAAGAAATCATCTTATCAAAAGAAATCTAAAACCCAAAAATCAAATGAACAATGAAAAAAACCTTTATGTTACTCCGTTATTATTCGAACAAGAATTCAAAGAAATTCGTGAAGCTATTATCATCACCCAAAATTATTGGGGTGATAAGAGAAATGGAACATTGGATTGGGATTCGTATTGTGAGTTTCGAATTGATAAACTTGAACGAGTATTGTACAACCTTGATACAACGCCTTTCAAAGAACTACCAGAGCCACCAAAAGAAATCTAACTTTGTTTGTGTTTATTCGAGTGCGTCAGCATACAACCTAACTCACAACGAGGTCGCAGCCAACATTGAGAAACATCAAAAACTTTCAGAAGCGCGTTGGAACGACAACTTAATTGAATACATTTGTAACCACTAAAATCAAATAATATGTACTGTCCTAAAATCACTTACTGCTTCAGCGACGAAGATATATCTGCGCTGAACGAAAGAATCAAAGCCATTGCAAACAATTACAACGACGACCAAACAGGTTGGTTTGAAGTAAACGAAGAACAACACCTGACATTTATTGACGAACAAGACAATATGTACTCTATCAATTTGCGAGGTCGCTTCCACAAGAACGACGATCCTGACTTTGAATTGGACTATGTTACGTTAGAAAAAGACGGTGTTTCTTTTAGCTTCGACCTTGACATTTTCGACGACCACTTGTAACAATGGGCTACTTCAAACGAATAAACGAGCAGTCGGATATTCACGACAGCCAGTTGAGACATATTCAAAGCGACCAAGAACTCGCTATAAAGTTCGAACAATACATTAATTCATTTAATAACCAACAAATAAATAACAACACAATGAGCATAATTGCCCAATCAAACAACAACGGAAGCGGAGGACAGACAGTACCCGCAGGAACACACGTCGCAAGATGTTACCAAATTATCCACATCGGCACAATCGTCGACACCTATCAAGGTGAAGAAAAGTTAGTGAACAAGGTTCGTTTGGTATTCGAACTACCTCTCGAAACAGCCGACTTTGGTAAAGGTGAACAACCTTTCTCAATTGGACGCGACTTCACTTTATCAATGCACGAAAAGAGTGGGTTACGCGCTTTCGTTCAATCGTGGTTAGGTAAGGCAATGTCCGATTCTGAGGCATCTAAATTTGACATTGGTACTTTGTTAGGCAAAGAAGCAATGGTGAGCGTAATGCACCGCACAGCGAACACAGGACGCAACTATGCTGACTTAAAGGGAGCGTCGCCACTTGCAAAAGGAATGACTTGTCCTCCTCAGGTAAACGCAGCGTTTCTTTTGGACTACGACAGCGAAGACTTCGACTTGCGTTTCAAGATGCTACCAGAGTGGCTTCAAAACAAAGTGAGTTCGTCTGCTGAGTTTAGCCAACGATTAGATCGTGCAGCCGACCAAATGAACAGCGCGAAGGCAATGTTGGAACAAAGCGGTTTAGTTAAGCCAACAGAGAACGAAGACGACCTTCCATTCTAAATCAATAATGAGAGGGTTGAAATATACCCTCTCTTAATCTTAAAACCTACAAAATGAAAAAATTAGTAACACTTGAAAAGCGCGTTGAAAATCTACTGAAGAAGTATAAATTTCTCCGCAACAATAACAAAGCACTCTGCGTGAAAGTTTGGGAACAGCAATTCGACGAACGCAAAGACATTACAAGCAACTTCTTTGCTATGTATGAACTTGGTAAGTACGTCAGCGCGGATAACATCACACGCATAGCGCGATTGGTTAAGCAACACAATCCAGAGTTACGCGGAACGAACCACGAAGACAATAAGAAGAAAGAGCAGTTGATTAAACCACTATTGAAACGATGAATAAAGCAATCTATAAAACCCCGTTCGGAAGACTTGTCAAAAGTCAATTCAAGACAATGAACAACTTCAAAACAGTTCTCCGCATAAGCGATCCAACTGCACGACTTTACGTTACGCACCCAGAGCGAATGAGAATCAAAGACTTCAACAACATTTGCCTTCACACGGGATTGTCACGCGAAGAAGTATTCAGCACCTTTACACCTACCAAACTAATCAACGAAGAAAATGACTAACGAGCAAATAAGACAAGAGTTAATTGATATGATACCTTTCAGGTATATGGAACGCTTCGAAACATTGTGGTTGATGTTAACACCACGATACGAACGATTGACAAGCGAACAAATAAAACAACAGCAGGAACTGGATAACGAAAGAGAAATGTTTTGGTCAGCATTGGAAGATATAACGTGCAGCGTCTTGGGAATACCTTCGCAATCACTTTACACTCCAACAAGACGACGCGAGATTGTAACCGCACGACAGGTAATCTTTTTTCTTATCCGTCCCTGCTACCTTCAAAGCTACGAATCAATCGGGAAGCACTATGGCAAAGATCACGCAACAGTAATGCACGGAGTGAAGCAGGTTAGTTGGCAGATTGAGTGCGACAAGAACTATGCAGCCAACGTTGAACGTATCTGTTATTTGTTAAATGATATGGGTTATGCTAAACCAATGAAATTTTATACTAAATTTGTCGAACATCTGGAACACCAGAAAGAAATCAAACTTAAAAAACAATTAAAGAAATGAAAAGTGAATTAACATTTTGCCCAAACTGCGACGAAGAATTGATGCACTCCAGAGTGGCTGAAGTAGTCGAAGACCAACAACTTGCGGAGTACGAAGATGGTTACAAACTAATTGACGAAGACGGAGAGATTGAACTTTGTTCCGATTGTCAAGAATGGGACAACGCAGACGACTACAAAGGTGAAGGTTGGGACTAATTAAAAAATAAAATGATGTTAATACTACAATTAAAAAAAAGAATTGAGATTCTCGAAGCGCAGGTTCAACAACTACTCAACGTACAACCTGCTCAACTTCCAGTACCAACAAAACAAAAGAAGTCTGCATTTGTTAAACCAACGGTTGTTGAGATATACGACTATGCCTGTGAGAAACTAAGCAACGAAGACGCATTGAAATTCACAGAGAAATTCCACGCACACTACGAAGCAAACGGTTGGAAGGTGGGAAGGAATCAAATGAAAGACTGGAAAGCTGCCGTGCGGAAGTGGGACTTATCTACCTTTGTAACTACAAACCAAAACACTAAAATCAAAAATGGAAAATTCGATTCAGACGCTGCGCAACGCATCTACAACGACGCTCACAATTACACAAAGGGTTGATCGTGCAGAGCGTGAAAGTGCATTTGTAGCCGACTACGATCTACCTACATTCGTAAAACTTTGTTCTAAGGTCTGCGCGATGTACGGCATCGCCCTTCCAGAAGCGCAACTGTTGCAAATGCTGCACGAGTTCATTGTAAAGCACTTTCGGTGGGTGACATTTGAACACTTTAATCTTGCGTTTGAACTAAATGCAGCGAATGAACTGACAAAAAAGTGTGAGCACTTTGGAGCGTTAAGCGTCTCGTTTATAGGCGACGTGCTTACTCACTACAAACCACACAGAGATAAAGCGAATCTACAAATTCAGCGTGAAATAGCGCAATCAATTGAGGAAAAATCAGAACTAATAAAGGAGAATGAAATGGCGGTAAACGATGATAGCTGGAGACGAATGTTGAAGGAAGATATTGAGAGCTTCAAACAAGGCAAATACACGACGTTAGAATTGCGCGGTGTGTCAATGATGCGGTGGCTCGAAGAAAGTAAGCGTATAACGGCTGAAACATTTACAGACGAGGAATACAACCTGTGTAAAGCGAAGGCACGAAAGACGGTGTACTTCGAACAGCAATTGAACAAACCAATGGTTGAAAGAATGAGCGACAGGAAACGTCAGCTACTTAAAGAATCAATTTCTTTCGAAGGCTTCCGTGAGTTGTACAAACTTTATTTGTCGAAGCAATGAATCACGGATCTTTGTTTAGCGGAATTGGTGGCTTTGATTTAGCCGCTGAATGGATGGGTTGGAACAATACATTCCATTGTGAATGGATGCCTTTTCCGCGAAAAGTTTTAAGTCATTATTTTCCAAATTCAATTAGTTATGAAGACATTACAAAGACAGACTTCTCTATTCACAGAGGAACAATTGATATTCTCACAGGAGGATTTCCTTGCCAACCATACTCAAGCGCAGGTAAGCGACTTGGGAAAGAGGACGAGCGACACCTCTGGCCGCATATGCTCAGAGCAATTTCAGAGATTAAGCCAACCTACGTTGTGGGCGAAAACGTTCGTGGGCTTACTAATTGGAACGGGGGAATGGTCTTCGAAGAAGTGTGCGTTGACTTGGAAAGTCAAGGGTACACCGTACAGCCGATACTTTTGCCAGCTTGTGCCGTCGGTGCGCCACATCGCAGAGATAGAGTTTGGTTCGTTGCTGCCAACACCTCAAGCATCGGATTATGTAACAACAGTACAAGAAAAGAATTTCAGTTTAAGACACATAGAACACAATTCGGGTTGGACGAAGATGCTACCAACTCCGACAGTATTCGACAGCACGAATGCGAGTGCGACAATGAAAAGCAGCCAAGTGAAAGAGGGATCAATGCACTCAATGACATTGACGAGACTCTTAAATACTGGAACAACTTCCCAACTCAATCCCCGATTTGTGGGGGAAATGATGGGCTTCCCACCGAACTGGACGGAATTACCTTTTCAAAATGGCGACAAGAATCAATAAAAGGTTATGGAAATGCTATTGTTCCACAGGTTGCTTATGAGATATTCAAAGTAATACAACGACTAAATGACACCGTATAAACCAACCTACCTGCCGCGTCAGATTGAAGCGTTAAACTACTTGAACACCGATAGTATCGTTGAGCAATTACTTTACGGTGGCGCGGCGGGGGGTGGCAAGACGAAGTTCGGTTGTATGTGGCAGATACAACGTCGTTTGAAGTATGCAGGGACGCGTTCTCTTATTGGACGTAGCAAATTAGACACGCTGAAAAAGACGACGTTAAACACGTTCTTTGAAACCGCTGAGGAGTTTGGATTGATAGCGAACAAACACTACACGTTTAACGGACAGTCCAACGTGATAAAGTTCTTTAACGGAAGCGAAATAGTTTTGAAAGACTTGTTCGCCTACCCTTCGGACGTTAACTTCAATAGTCTTGGTTCGTTAGAAATAACAGACTACTTTATTGACGAGTGTTCCGAAGTAACAGAAAAGGCGGTCAGCATTGTTCACTCGCGTTGTCGTTACAAGTTGAACGAGTTCGGTCTTATTCCGAAAGGTTTCTTGTCGTGCAATCCTGCGAAGGGTTGGTTGTACAATGAGTTCTATATGAAGAACAACCGCAACGAACTACCTTCACACCGCGCCTTTGTTCAAGCGTTACCACAAGACAATCCATTCCTTCCTGTTGCTTACATTGAATCTCTTAGACGACTTCCAGAGTACGACCGCAAAAGACTTCTTGAAGGCAACTGGGAGTTCGACGACGACAGCGACAAGTTATTTCAAACGGAGAACTTACTTCGAATGTTCCGCAACGAAGTAATCAATGAAGGCAAGAAGTACATAACAGCCGATATAGCGCGTTTCGGTAAGGATAGAACAATCATTTGCGTGTGGGAAGGTCTAACTATCATCGATATAATTGAACTCAATCGTGCAGCGTTGGACGAAGTGGTGAACAAAGTTCGTTTAACCTGTCAACAACACTCAATTTTGCTTCAAGATGTAGTGTGCGACGAAGACGGAGTAGGCGGTGGAGTGGTTGATTTTCTTAAGTGTCGAGGGTTCGTCAACGGATCTAAACCAAAACACCCACAATACCAAAATCTAAAAAGCGAATGTTATTACAAACTTGCTCAGTATGTTGAAGAAAACAAGATAACAATCTTATCCAGTACGCGCAAAGAACAAATCATTCGTGAACTTGAAATGATTAAACGACACCGCGCAGACGTGGACGGTAAACTTCAAGTAACTCCGAAGGACGTTATCAAGAACCGCGAAGGTATTTCACCTGACGTTGCAGACGCTATTATGATGCGTATGTACTTTGAACTCAATCCAAGTTACGGACAATATGTTGTTGGTTAGCATAACTTAATTATATTTACGAAATGAAAAACACACCACTTTACGAAACGCTTAAAATGACTTATGATCGTGAGCGAGAAATTGTTAATTCAATAGCAACATACTTCCAACAAGGAAAGATATTAGGAGATATTCTTCTGGAACTTTCTCAACGGAAAGACTTAAATGCGAAAGAGAAAATCTATTTAGCTTTAATGATAGGTTCAATGATGACTAAACCAAACGAAGAAAATGGCAGAGAGCAAAACTAAGAAAGGTATCTGCGTGTATTTGCACAAAGACCTATGGAACGAGATTGACGAGAAACGCGGAGAGAACAGTCGCAACACTTTTTTAAGTGAAGCAATCCAGTTCTCAATGAAGTTTTACATTCCTGAATCTAAAGTAAAATTGACAGAACAAAAGTAGAAAGAATAGCTACTGAAGTTGTTACAATCAAAGCGTGGTTTCTGCGCTTTTTTTGTTTGTCTAATTTTTTATTATCAGCAGTTAGACTGTTTATTTCTTCAGTCAACAACTGTTCCTTCTGTTCATAAGCAACGACAGTTTCTTGCAAGTTGTCAATCTTTCGTTCCTCAATGTTTAATTGTTCTTTGAGGTTGTCAATAACGAGCGAATCGGAAGCAATAACGCTATCGCAAGAGTTCACTAAACGGATAACATCAACGCGAATAATAGTATCTCGAACAATAAGAGAATTACGAGTTCTTTGATAGGTGGCTTTGGCTGAAGATTGAGCATTTTCATAATATGCGATTTGTTCTTGTAATTCCAGTTGTTCTTCGAGTAGCATCTGGTACTCACCTGCGTTGTAGTTTATTATGCTATCTTGTTTCTGAACTTCAGTTATTGTATTATTTGCATCTTTCTTTCCCCACCAATTCCAACACAACACCAACCAAAGCAAAGACGTTCCAAGAAACAATAAGATTGCTGCAAGTATATTTCGGTTCATAATATCTTTCCTTCGTGTATTCTGTAATTCTTAACGCTGTAATTTCCATTCGTGCCTTTGTCAACAATAGCAAAGCCGTGATTGTACTTCGAATAAGGGTTGTAGTCAGGACTTAATTCAGACAAGCAACCAACACCCCAACAAGTAATAAATTTGCCGTTAGCGTCGCGCTCGTTGTGTTCTGCTGTCTGGTGGTGATGTCCGCAAAGAGCAGATACTTTTGTCTTCATAAATAACCCACGCGCCACGTTAACAGACGGAAGGAATTGTTTGCCGAATTCGTGTCCGTGAAAGATTGAAAGTTTACCGATATTCAATTTACTCTTTCCGTCAATCCATTTAACGTCGTGCTTGTCGCAATGAGTTAACGAAGGAAAGTCGAACGCGTCAATGTCGAACAACTCAGGTGCTTTGATACGCATATATCTCCAGTATCTTTCTTCGTGGTTACCTTCTTTGTAGTAGATATTTGCGTTGGGAAACGTGTGTCTGAGCGATGCAAGGAATTGACGGATAGAATAAAGTTCATCTTTGAATTTTCTCTTGCGTGGATCTTTAACGAAGTCTGAAATCATATGACAATCCAAAGCATCACCGTTCAAAATGATTGAATCGCACCCTTGTTTCAGTCCTTCGTTAATAGCGCACTCAATTGCTTCGTTGTCTTGATAGGGAAAGTGTAAATCGCAAAGGATTAAGAACTTCGTTCCCTTCACTTCGACGTGTCTGCGCTTCTTTGCGTATGACTTTGGAAGTGCAAATGGATTAAGTGGTCGTGGCTTTTCTTCAAACAAAGATTTATCTGCTGTATTTTTTTTATTGAAGCTACCAACTTTTCCCCGAATAAGACGAATAATACTTCGTGCTGCTTCGATATCTTTATACACTTCTGGATATTCAGCAAATAGTTTCTTTGCCAAAGTAAGTGAAGGAGTTTTTGGAAACTTACTGCACGTTTCCTGTGCTATTTGTCTCGCTGCTGTCTGTGGTCTTGTCATTTGATTTTTGGTTTGTAAATCGCTCAATCACAGTACCACCAAACAAACCACCACTTAAAATTGCGAGTGTGTCAAACATCGCAATTGGAATAATGTAGGTCGTAAACGTGGCAACATAACTGAAAGCAATTAAGTTAATTACGACAAATATACCAATAATTCGTTTACTTGAAACTTTTTTTGAACTTGATACTAATTCCTTAACCCAAAGTTTAAGTTTCTCATTCATAAAAATTTCAAAATCAACTGAACGATTAACCCACCAACGACACCAGCAGCGGTTGCAATACCACCCAAACGAGCGACCTGCAAACGTTGGTTCTGAATGTACTTGTCGTGCTTCTGAACTTTGCTGACAAGACCTTCGATTTTCATTTCGTCGTCGCCAATAAGAACGTGATAGATTCTATCTATCTTCTTGTTCATATTTTGAAGTTCTTCGTGTATCAAAGCAATCTCAGTTTCTGCGTTCATTACTTAAAGTATAATTGTATTTCAGCTTCACGACGTTTCACCAAACCTGCAAGAACTTTACCACCGCCCTTGTTCCAAAGTTTGAAAGAATCTGCAATGGTCGGATCGTTAGGGTTGATGTTTAACTTCTTAAATACAGACGAACGTTTGAAGCCACTTGTTCCAATGTTGTACGCAAGTGAAACACACGCGCTGAATTGATTTTCAGTTAATGTCTTTTGAATGAATGGTGCAATGCTTACAGCGAATTGATCGATGATAAACTTCGCCATTTCTTCTGCTCGTTGTTGCGTAATTACGTCGCCTTCTTTTACCTTCATTCCATTTTCATAAAAGGTATTTCCATAGCCAATAGTCCAAACGTTAGCAGGACACTTGTAAGCCTTCAATCGACAACCTTCGAACTTCTTTATTAGTGCGTAACCTTCAGCGTTAACTTTCATTTTGGAGTTTCTTTATTTGTTTTTCTTTCTTTGCTAAATACTTACGAAATTTTTCTTCGTAAATCTTGTGCATTGTCAAATTCTTTTTGCGTCCCCTTGTTGCCATTCTTATTTTTTTTAGTTATCTCAACCAACCAAGACCAGGTCTTCTGTATTCGTATGGGCTTCTGTCACGTCCAATTGAAATCTCAAAAGCATTTGAAGGATAAACATTTGTCTGCGACCAAATTTGCTGTGTTGTGTTTGTCGTGTATTCTGGAAAGTCGCTTGAATTGAAACATAAAAAGTCAACCATTCTTTGCGTGTAAAACATTGCTTGTTGACGTGCTTGGTCGCGGTAGTTTTGCAAGTCCGTTTGACTGATTGGTGTAGTGTCTTCGCTTGTGCGAATAACCAAACTTCCGTTGTCCGTTTTAACGTACAAATGCGGAAGCACTTCGTACATCGTCCACCACATAATCATTCTACGCAAGTAATTGTCAAGAAGGGTTGCGTATGCGCCTGTAATGTCTTCGTTAACAACGTCTTCTTTGATGCGGTTGTAAAGGTCAGTTCCAAGATACAATTGTGCGTACTTGTCTTGCGACAAATAGATAGCAGGATACATAAGCAACGGATCAACTGAGCCGTTAATCCAAGTGTATTTTTTAATATAGTTTTCGTCTATGAGTAGAACTTCGGGTTGTAGTGCCATTGTAATGTTTATTTATATTTTAGTGATGCTCTATTAGGCATATCGTTAGGACGAACCGATTCTTCGCCTTTTGGAAATAGTTCGTTTGGTATTGCACCTGTTACCACTTTGTCGTTTTTCAATCCGTCGTTAGGCAAGAATTTTCCACCTTCTCTTTTGCGGAAAAATATCTTTCTGAACCACGCGTGGCGACAATAAACACCACCTTTGAAAATCCAAATAGAATAGTTTGAAGAACCTTGCGGTGCGAACTCTCCATTCACTCCGTCGTTGCCCATTTCAATAATATCTTCGTAGCGGAACAGCGCGCCTGTTTTTGAAAGTGCAACCATTTCTTGACAGAAATCGCGTGTTACAACTTCTCCGTCTCTATATGTAAAATTCTTTGAATAGTAGTAACGTACTTTATACAATCCAGTATCTAAAGAAGTGCTTCTTTCGTCGGGGTTTGAATAACCGCGAACGCTCATAAACTCCGTGCGATAGTTTTCTTCGCCTTCTGGGTTAGTTACTTCTTCATCAGAAAGCAATTGCCATTCTTCTTCGTCGATGTATTCAGCCTTTTCGCGTAAGTGTTGAAGCCACGCTTCGCTTTGCTCTTTACTTATTTTATTCTCAGCAGCAACTACTTTTTTTTTTAATTCAGCAGTTTGAACCGTTGGCTCAACAACGACAACTTCGTCGTTGAATGGTGAGTTCATTTCGATATTTATCTCTCCTAAAATTGGAGTAAACACACGCTCAATTATTCTTTGATATGGCTTGATAACTTGATTGTTGAATATCTCTAAACCAACAACCATTTCGTCTTTATTACTTCCGAAACCTGTTGTGTCGCGTATGCCGTGAATCAATGGTGACACAACGCGGTGACCAACCATAATTTGCTTCGCTGTTTCTTCTGATAAAAACTGATATTGCTTATCTGCGTCCGACAAAGGAAATGATTCGATTTGTGGTGCACGTGCAGGATCTTCGTTGAAAGTCATTAAGAACTTTCCTGCGTTACTTGCACCGCTCAATCTTGTTTCCCACTCACGACGTATTGCCTCACGTTCTTCTTTCTGTGGAATACCATTCAAAAAGTTAATGATAAACGAAGGAAATAATCCGTTTAATATATTGTTAACGTGGTAAAG